GAGGGTTTTACTGAGGTTGGTGAAGATTTTATGCTTGCAACCGCTGCTGATATTGTTGCTGACCCATCTGCACCTGATGCATTTGTTGAGGGAATTATGGAAGGTAAAGAGTGGGTATGGGATGGTGGAATGTTAAGAGAGAAAGTTGCAGGGAATACAAAACGTAGAATAAATACTCTCGTTGATGAAGGTGTTCTTGACGAATACAAGTTATCATTATTCAATGAGTTTTTAAACTCATTGTAATTTCTTAATTTATAAATAAATATAGATTTACTACAGGAAAATCGGAGAGTTCAAATGTCTCGTGGAGATTTACAAGAAATGGAAGTAGGCACTAAGCAATCCAAAACTGCTGTTAACGCAAACGCTAAAGCAGCAGATGCAATGCCACATCTGTCTGGTTCAACACCAGGACAAACTGGAGGATGGGAAGATCTTGGTGGACCAGATCCCACCAACTATCGTGCAGATGATGATTCAGCAAAGTTGAAGACCCCAGGTACAACCCTTAAGCAAGTTAAGGATGTTGTAAACAAGGGTGCTAAGCCTGCTGAAGCAATGAAGGGTGTAAAAGAGGAAGAAGAACTCGAAGACGAAGACCTGATTGAAGAAGAAACTGAAGAAGAGACTGAAGAGGAAATCGTAGAAGCTAAGCACGAAAAAGAAGGTAAGAAAGAGGAAGAAGACGAAGAGGAAGAAGAAGACGAAGAGGAAATGGAAGAGTCTTTTGATATTGAAGAGGATGTAAATGCTCTTCTTTCTGGCGAAGAACTCTCCGAAGAGTTTCAAGAAAAGGCACGTACTATCTTTGAAGCTGCTCTAGTTTCTAAAGTTGCTCAAATCAAAGAAAATCTTGAAGAGCAATATGCAGAAGCACTTGCTGAAGAAGTAGAAGAAATTAAGTCTACTCTCAGTGAGCGTGTTGATGCTTACCTTGAGTACGTTGCTGACGAGTGGATGCAAGAAAATGCACTCGTCATTGAAAATGGTCTTAAGACCGAAATGACCGAATCATTCCTTTCAGGAATGAAGGAACTTTTTGAAGCACATTATGTAACAATCCCTGAAGATAAATATGATGTTCTTAATAGTATGGTAGAAAAACTTGATGATATGGAAACAAAACTCAACGAGCAAATTGAGAAGAACGTTTCCCTAAACAAGCGTCTCGCAGAGTCGGTTGCCGAAGGAATCTTTGAAAAAGTCTCTGAGGGCCTTGCTGCTACTCAGAAAGACAAGCTCGCTTCACTTGCCGAAAGTGTTGAGTTTGAAAGTGAAGCAAAATATCGTGAAAAACTGGAGATGCTTAGAGATTCATATTTCTCTAGCACGAAATCTCCAAAAGCAAAACCTGAAAGTCTGTCAGAGCAAGTAGACAGTTCACCCGAATCTGTTTCGGGTACAATGGCTGCTTATCTTCAGACTCTTAAGGCAGTTGCTAGAAACTGAATTTAACATTAATCAAACGCAAACATTCACAAAGGTAAACGCAAATGTTCAACAACGAGCATCTGCAGGAAAAGTGGGCACCTCTCCTCAACTATGAGGGTCTTGATTCAATCAAAGATTCGCATCGTAGAGCGGTAACCGCTGTCCTGTTAGAAAACCAAGAAAGATTTTTAAGAGAGCAATCAGCATTTGAAAACGGTTCAATGTCAATGCTGATGGAATCCCCAACCAACAGCGGTAACGCTGCTGGTGCTCAGGGTGCATTCGGCGGAGCAGCTGCTGCTGGTGGTCCTACTGCAGGTTTTGACCCCGTTCTGATTTCACTAATCAGACGTTCAATGCCTAATCTGATCGCCTATGACGTTGCAGGTGTTCAACCAATGAGCGGTCCTACTGGACTCATTTTTGCAATGCGCTCACGTTACTCCACTCAAAGCGGAACTGAAACCTTCTACAACGAAGTTGATTCAGCATTCTCGGGTACTGACTCTGGATTCAATACCGGTATCGGTAGTGATTTCTCACAACCTGGTTCAGGTATTGGTACAACTGCACAGTCAGGAACAAACCCATCTGTCCTAAACGCTTCTTCAGTTGCTGCAACTGATTATAACGTTGGTCAGGGTATGACTACAGGTGATTCCGAAGCACTTGGTGACGGAACTTCTGGTAATGAATTTAACCAGATGGCATTCTCAATCGAGAAAGTCACTGTTACTGCTAAGTCACGCGCACTGAAGGCTGAGTACTCACTTGAGCTCGCTCAGGACCTTAAGGCAATTCACGGTCTGAACGCTGAAGCGGAATTAGCAAACATTCTCTCAACTGAGATTCTTGCTGAAATCAACCGCGAAGTTATCAGAACCATTTATCTGACCGCTGAGAAGGGTGCATCACAAAACGTTGCAACCGCTGGTGTATTTGACCTTGACGTTGATTCCAACGGTCGTTGGTCAGTTGAGAAGTTCAAGGGTCTGCTGTTCCAAATCGAAAGAGATGCGAACGCAATTGCTCAGAGAACTCGTCGCGGGAAGGGCAACATCGTCCTTTGCTCTGCTGACGTTGCTTCAGCACTGACAATGGCTGGTGTTCTTGATTACACCCCTGCACTCAACGCTAACCTCAATGTTGATGACACTGGCAATACTTTTGCTGGTACTCTGATGGGCAAATTCCGTGTCTACATTGACCCATATGCTGCTAACCTAACTACTGGTAACGCAGCTCCTACCGGTGGTAACCAGTACTATGTTGTTGGTTATAAGGGTTCTTCACCTTATGACGCTGGTCTCTTCTATTGCCCATATGTTCCTCTCCAAATGGTACGTGCCGTTGGTGAGAACAGCTTCCAGCCTAAGATCGGCTTTAAGACCCGTTACGGAATGGTTGCAAACCCATTCGCTGAGGGTACTACCCAGGGTCTTGGAAGACTTAATGTTAACACCAACCGCTACTATCGTAGAGTTGCTGTTAAAAATTTAATGTGAGTCTTATTTACATTAAATCTTCAGAGGGTCCAAAAGACCCTCTTTTTTTATAAATAAAAATGTAAGAATATATTGTGAACGATGCCTAGACCAGTTAAAAACACTTCTGGATATTATGGGGACGGAAAAACAAAAAGAAATGCAGAAAATCATCGTCTAAATGTAATGATTCGTAGAGATAAACACAAACAACAATTAGTTGAATATTTTAATAATAAATGTAATGATTGTGGTCTAAGTTTTCCAATTTGTTGTTATGATTTTCACCACATTGATTCTTCAACAAAATCTTTTGAAATTGCTCCAAGACTAGATGGGAATATTAACACTATAATGGAAGAGGTAAAAAAGTGCATAATGGTTTGTTCAAACTGTCATAGAATTAGGCATTATAAAGAAAATAGAAGCAAATCAATCTAAATACTTAAAAAAAGATGGCAAAGGCATCGCAGATAGAAAATAGAAATTTTTTATCACCTACTGGATTCAAGTTTACCTTAACAAGGTTTCCTAAAGTATCTTTCTTCTGTAATGAAGCGAACATACCAGAAATGACTTTGGGCATTGTAAATCAATCAACCTATCTAAAAGATATTGATATCCCTGGAGATAAAATTGTTTTTGGTGATTTAAATTTAAGATTTCTTGTTGATGAAAGTTTAGAAAATTATAATACTATTCAAAATTGGATTCGTGGTCTTGGATATCCGGAAAAGTTAAGTCAATTTGCAGACCTTAATAATGCAGAGGCTTATGGTGGAGCAAACTACGTGCAGAAAGGTTTAAACATTTATTCTGATGCAACTCTGCAGGTTCTATCGAGTAGTCAAGTACCAAACTTTCAAGTTCAATTTAAAGATCTTTTTCCATACTCATTAGCAACACTTACGTTTGATGCAACTCAAACAGACATTCAATACTTTACAGCAGACGTAAGTTTCAAGTATACTATTTACAATATAACTGACCTAGGTGGCAATCCTTTATGACCATTGATCTTGATAAAGTTCAAGAAATGTGGGAGAAAGATTCAAAAATAGATCCAGACAATTTACACACAGAATCTTTAAACATCCCAGTTCTTCATTCAAAATACTTTGATCTTTACAATACAATATTTCTTCTGAGGAAAAAAGCAGAGCAACAAAAAAGAAATATTCGCCACGAAAGATACGAGTACTATTCTGGCAAATCAGATCCAGAAGTTTATATTGATAATCCCTTTCCCAAAAAGATTCGGGATAAAGACACGATGCAAAAATATCTTGATGCAGATGAAAAACTTTCTACTGTTTGTTTGAAGATAGATTATTATGATACAATGCTTGTTTATATTGAAAGCATTTTGAAAATGATACAAAATAGAACGTATCAAATTAAAAATGCAATTGAATTTATGAGATTTAACGCTGGACTGGGGTAAATAAATATTCATAGATGAATGGATCATCGTGAATACAACAGACCTCGTAATATCTAAATCAAACGAAGTATTTTTAAAAATTAATACAGAACCTCATATTGAATATGAACTTAGAGATCACTTTAAGTTTGAGGTTCCTAATGCCAAATTTATGCCACAATATCGTGGTAGAAATTGGAACGGAGAGATTCACCTGTATGATATGAGATCTAAACAAATTTATGTTGGACTCTTGGATAAGATTGTCAATTTTTGTGAGCAATACGGATATTCTTATAAGTTTGAAGAAAATAAATTCTATGGACAACCTTTTGAGGTCAATGAGTTAATCTCATACGAAGGTGTCAAAGATTATATGCACTCTATTTGTGCTCATTCTCCACGACAGTATCAAATAGAGGGAGTATACGATGCTCTAAAACATAATCGAAAGCTACTGATAAGTCCCACTGCATCAGGCAAATCTCTGATGATTTATTCATTAGTGAGATACTATGTAGATAGGAACGAAAAAATACTTTTAGTCGTTCCAACGACATCTCTGGTAGAGCAGATGTATAAGGATTTCCAGGATTATGGTTGGGATGCTGAGACATATTGCCACCGTATTTATTCTGGTAGAGAAAAAACAAATGAGTTTCCAGTTACAATTACAACTTGGCAATCAGTCTATAAACTAGAACGTTCATTCTTTGAAGATTATGGTGTCATTATAGGCGATGAAGCACATTTATTCAAGAGCAAATCTCTTGTAGAAATTATGACTAAACTTCATCACGCTAAGTATCGTTTTGGATTCACTGGAACATTAGATGGTACGCAAACTCACAAGTGGGTTCTGGAAGGATTATTTGGTCCATCATACAAAGTAACCAGAACTGATGAATTGATGAGACAAGGACACTTATCTCAACTTGATATTCAGTGCATTGTTCTTAAACATTCTCCACAGAAGTTTGAAACATATGAAGATGAGATACAATATCTAATCTCTCACGAACAAAGAAATAACTTTATTAAAAATCTTACTCTAGATTTAAAGGGCAATACTCTTGTTCTTTTTTCTAGAGTAGAGGCACACGGAGCAATACTCTACGAAAAGATAAATAGTTCGAAGCGAGATGAACGTAAAGTATTCTTTGTTCATGGTGGTGTAGATGCGGAAGAAAGAGAATTGGTAAGGGAGATAACGGAGAGGGAAAACAACGCAGTTATTGTTGCTTCTTATGGAACTTTTTCTACTGGTATCAACATTAAAAACCTCCATAATGTTATCTTTGCCTCTCCAAGTAAATCAAGAATCCGTAATCTTCAAAGTATTGGACGAGTTCTTAGAAAAGGAAAAGACAAAGTAAAAGCAACACTTTATGATATCGCTGATGACTGTACTTATAACTCAAGAAAGAATTATACTCTAAATCATCTCATTGAAAGAATTAAAATCTATAATGAAGAGAACTTCAACTATGAGATAATCACTATACAACTAAAGAAAAATGGGAATTGAAGAAGACTTTTATGCAACAGTTAAATTAAAAAGCGGAGAGGAAATCTTTGCAAAGGTAGCAGCTTCAGAAGAAGAAGATAGGACACTATTAATCATTTCTAATCCTATTATAGTTTCTGAAATTAAAGGAAGATCTGGTGTTGTTGGATATAAAATAGAACCTTGGTTAAAAACAACAACAGATGATATGTTTATTATTAATCTTGAAGACGTATTAACTCTTTCCGAATCCTCAGATATTGAAATGATTATGATGTATCAAAACTATGCTAGACAATCTAGCAAAAGTAAAAATAATCAATCAAAGATTAATCGTAGAATGGGATATATTTCAAATGTTCACGATGCTAAAGAAATATTAGAAAAGCTCTTTAAAAATAGCTAAACCAATCTTTTCAACCCTGACAAAGGTTATTGTACACACTTTCAAGAACCTTGTCAAGCATTTCTGAAAGTGTTATAATCTCTACATAATAATGATAAAAACTAATGATAACCACAGCAGTTATGACCAAAAGAAAAAGGTCAGAGCACTACGTCAACAATAAAGAGTTTCTTGCAGCATTGATTAAGTACCGTGAAGATGTAGAAATCACCTTCATTCAAAAGTATGGAAGAGAACCAACGAAAGAAGACAGAGGAAAGTCTTGGGATACAAAACCTCCCATTCCACGCTACATTGGTGAGTGTTTCCTAAAGATCGCAAATCATCTATCTTTCAAACCAAACTTCGTGAACTATATGTTCAAGGAAGATATGATTTCGGATGGTATTGAAAATTGCGTTCAGTATATTCATAACTTCAATCCTGAGAAGTCGCAGAATCCTTTCGCATACTTCACTCAAATCATTCACTATGCCTTTGTTCGTAGGATTGGTAAAGAAAAGCGTCAGTTAGAAATTAAAAACAAAATCCTTGAGCGTTCTGGGTTCTCTGAAGTTTTCGATGACAACAGTATTGACGGCAGCAATTATTCAGACTATAATAGCATCAAGGACGCTGTACATTCCAAACTTCGCTATTGAATGAAAGTCGCTATTATCACTGACCAGCACTTTGGAGCACGAAAGAATTCTAAACTCTTTCACGATTACTTTCTGAAGTTCTATAATGACGTATTTTTTCCTACTTTAGAGGAGGAAGGAATTACTACGGTCGTTGATATGGGCGATACTTTTGATAGTCGTAAAGGAATTGATTTCTCTGCTCTTTCCTGGGCAAAAAATAATTATTATGACCGTCTCCAAGAAATGGGAGTAAAGGTTCATACAATTGTTGGTAATCATACTGCTTATTATAAGAATACTAACGAAGTAAATGCTGTGGATTTATTGCTTCGTGAGTATGATAATGTAACTGTATATTCAGATCCAACAGAAGTGATGTTGGGTCAATTACCCACACTTTTTATTCCTTGGATTAATCAAGAGAATGAAGAAAAAAGTTTAAAACTCATTCAAAAGACATCTTGTAAATGTGCAATGGGACACCTTGAACTTCAAGGTTTTAGAGTGAATAAACAAATCGTTATGGAACACGGTTTGGAAAGCAAATTGTTTTGCAAGTTTACCCGTGTTTATTCTGGACATTACCATACTCGATCTGATGATGGAACAGTATTTTATTTGGGTAATCCTTATGAAATGTTCTGGAATGATGTAAATGATACAAGAGGATTTCATATTTTTGATACGGAAACAATCACTCATACTCCAGTAAACAATCCATACCGTTTGTTTTATAACATTTATTATGAGGATACAAATTGTCAAACTTTTGATACTCGTGAGTATGAAAATAAAATTGTAAGAGTAATTGTTCGTAAAAAATCAGACACTAAAAAGTTTGAAAAATTTATTGACAAGTTATACTCTTCAAATATCGCAGAACTTAAAGTTGTTGAAAATTTTGTTATTCAAGAATCTGAAGAGTTTGAAGCATTTGAATCTGAAGACACTTTATCTATTTTAAATAGATATATTGAGGAAGCAGAAATTAGTCTAGATAAATCAATAGTTCAAAAAATGATACAAGAAATTTATCAAGAAGCTTGTGAATTAGTTTAATGTTTATCATCACAATTAGTGGTAAAGAAAAAGAAGGAGCATATTCCGTAACAGATGATGAGGGAGATCAGATACTGTATCTCTTTCAGGAAGAAGACGATGCGGTGAGATATGCTATGATGTTAGAAGAAGATGGATATCCAGAAATGCACGTCATTGAAATTGAAGACGATGTAATGCTAAAAACCTGTGAACTTCACGGGTATCAATATACAGTCATTACTCCCGATGATATCGTAATTCCTCCCGATACTGATTATGATTTTATTTAAAACTGTTAAGTGGAAAAATTTCTTAAGCACTGGAAATCACTACACTGAAATTGATTTTACACAAAACAAAACCAATTTAATTATCGGCACAAACGGTGCCGGTAAGAGTACGGTTTTGGATGCTCTTACTTTTTCTTTGTTTGGAAAACCATTTCGTAAAATTAATAAACCACAACTTATCAACTCAACTAACGACAAGGATTGTAAAGTTGAGGTGGAGTTTTCTATTGGTTCTACTGAATGGAAAGTGATTCGTGGAATCAAACCAGCAGTGTTTGAAATTTGGAGAAATGGTGCTGCACTAGATCAGTCTGCAGCAGCATTGGATCAGCAAAAATGGCTGGAACAAAATGTTCTTAAAATGAACTATAAGTCTTTCACTCAGATTGTAATTCTAGGTTCAAGTACTTTTGTTCCTTTTATGCAACTTCCTGCAGCTCATCGTCGTGAAGTGATTGAAGACTTGCTTGATATTAAAATTTTTTCTTCTATGAATACTGTAATCAAAGAAAAGATTCGTCAATCTAAGGAAGAGATTAAAACCTTAGAATTGAAGAAGGAAAACTTAAAAGATAAAGTTGAAATGCAAAAGAACTTTATTGAAGAATTAGAAAATCGTGGAAATGCCAATATTAATGCCAATAAAGAAAAGATTGCCAATTTAGATTCTGAAATTGGCAATTATATGGAAGAGAATTTTTCTTTAGAAGAACCTCTCCGCGAACTTATTCGTGAACAAGATGTTGTCACTGGATATGCTGAAAAACTTCGTAAGTTGGGAAATCTTAAAGGTAAAATTTCTCAGAAAGTGTCTGTAATTACTAAGGAACATAAGTTTTTTACAGAAAATACGGTATGCCCCACTTGTACACAGTCTATTGAAGAGACCTTCAGAATAAATAGGATTAAGGACGCTCAAGATAAAGCAAAGGAGTTGCAATCTGGTTATAAAGAACTAGAGGAGGCAATTAAAGAGGAAGAAGAGCGAGAGCGTCAATTCAATACTTTATCGAAGGAGATTTCAAAACTAACGAATGGCATTTCTCAAAACAATATCAAGATTTCTGGATGTCAGAGACAAATCAGAGATCTTGAACATGAAATTCAAGTTCTTACCGAGAACCTTGCAAACCGAAATTCTGAACATGAGAAGTTAGAATCCTTCAAAGACAACTTAAAAACTACATACGACGAACTCGTTTCTAAAAAAGACTCAGTTAACTATTACGATTTTACGTATAGTTTGCTCAAAGACGGCGGAGTAAAATCCAAAATTATTAAGAAGTATCTACCGCTGATAAATCAGCAAGTTAACCGTTATCTTCAGATGATGGATTTCTATATTAACTTCACGCTTGATGAGGAGTTTAACGAAACCGTCCAGTCACCCATTCACGAAGATTTCTCCTATGCTTCTTTTAGTGAAGGGGAAAAAATGAGAATCGATCTATCACTTCTCTTTACTTGGAGAGAAGTTGCGAGAATGAAAAATTCTGTGAATACAAATCTTCTTATTATGGATGAGGTTTTTGATTCTTCACTTGATGGATTTGGAACCGAAGAGTTTCTTAAGATTATTCGTTATGTAATTAAAGATGCTAATATATTTGTCATCTCTCATAAGACTGGATTGGAGGACAAATTTGAATCTGTCCTACGTTTTGAAAAAGTCAAAGGTTTTTCACGTATGGTGTCTTGATACACCAAAGAACAATGAACACTCCAAATTGGCAGCACCATTCCAAGAAGGGACAAAAACGAAAACTTAAACCGCAAGCATTAAGGCAAGCGAAAGCACGACTCGCCCAGTTCAAAAAGCGTCATATGGGTCGCCTAAAAGGCGACCTTTCGTTTTATGATGGGTTCATACGAAACAAAACCAATGCCAGTTCGTCACGAAATCAAATCTCAACTTGCAAAACTGCTTGCTACTGAAGATCTTATAGTAGAGCATAAACAAGTTTCTACTGCTTGTTTTAATGTTCATACTCGTGTACTGACGCTTCCTTTGTGGGAAAAGGCAAGTGATACTGTTTATGACCTCCTGGTGGGCCACGAGGTTGGTCACGCTCTTTATACGCCCGATGAAGACTGGCTGGAGAAAGTAAAAGTTCCCTCGCAGTTTGTAAATGTGGTGGAGGATGTTCGCATTGAAAAACTGATGAAGCGTCGTTATGCGGGTCTCTCTAAAACTTTCTTTACTGGATATAAAGAACTAAACGAAGAAGATTTTTTTCAAATCGCTGATGAAAATATTTCTACCTTTAATCTTGCTGATCGTGTAAACCTTTACTTTAAAGTTGGTAATTTTATTTCTCTGAACTTTAAACCAGAAGAAAAAGAAATTGTTGATTTAATTTCATCCGCAGAAAGTTTTGCAGATGTTTTGATTGCTGCAGAAGAACTTTACAAGTACTGTAAAAAAGAAAAAGAACAACAGCAAAAAGTTGTTGACTTTGATTCTCATGAGCAACAGGAGAATTCTCAATCTCCTGCCAACGAAATTGTGGAAACTAATGACTCCTCTTCTGAGGAAGAAGGTGATAGTAATAACTCCCAACCTCAAGAACCTGAGGGAAATAGTCAAACCGCTCAAGGTGAAGAAACTCAGGTCAAATCTGCTGGAGATGAAGAAGAACCAGAAGTTCGCACTGCTGATTCTCTGGAGGATAAAATTCGTGATTTGGTGAATCAAGATGGATATGAGAATGTTTATATTGAAGTTCCCAAAGTTAATCTTGATACTGTAATCGGTAAGAATGCAGATGTTCACGAAGACATTGATGCTTGTTTTGCTCAACAACAAAAATCATATGAGGAAAATCTAAAAAATAATTACAAACATCTCCCAATTGATAATTTGTTTGAAAATGCGGACACTGAGTTTAAAAAATTCAAACTGTCTGCACAGAAAGAAGTTAATTATCTGGTAAAAGAGTTTGAGTGTCGCAAGGCAGCAGATCAATATGCTCGTGCATCAACTGCTCGTACTGGTGTTCTTGATACTGCTCGTCTTCACACATACAAATATAGTGAAGATCTTTTTAAAAAAGTAACTGTGGTTCCTGATGGGAAAAATCACGGTCTAGTGTTTGTGTTGGATTGGAGTGGTTCTATGCAAAATGTTCTTATGGATACTTGCAAACAACTCTTTAATCTTGTGTGGTTCTGCAAGAAAGTTGCAATTCCTTTTGAGGTTTATGCTTTTACGAATGAGTGGAGGCGTGGTGAATATGACTATACTTCAGGAACTTTTAAAGCAGCAGATCGTACTTCTCATTATGAAAAGAAAGAAGGTGCTCTTTGTGTAGATGAAACTTTTTCTTTGATGAACCTTCTTACTAGCAAAGTTTCTGGTAAAGAATTGGAACACCAACTGTTGAATGTTTGGCGTCTTGCTGTTTGTTTTTCTGATACTTATCGATCTGCTTATACGTATCCTACTCGTCTATGTCTTTCTGGAACTCCCTTGAATGAGGCACTCATTTCTCTTCATCAAATTCTTCCCAAGTTTCAAAAAGAAAACAAACTCCAAAAGGTTCAATGTATTGTTCTAACTGATGGTGAGGCAAATTATCTTCCTTATCACGTTGAAGTAAAACGCAATTGGGAATCTGAGCCTTACATTGGTGCTCGTGGAATAAATCCTATTAAAACTTTTTTGCGAGATCGTAAACTTGGAACTACCTACAAGTTTGATTATGGATATCATCAATTCACTGATGTTCTTCTTCGTAATTTGAAGGACAAGTTTTCTTCGGTAAACTTCATTGGTATTCGTGTTCTTGAAAGTCGCAATGCTAATCGTTTTATCAGTATGTACCACGAAATTGGTGATAAGCAATATGAAAAAATCCAAAATGATTGGAAGAAATTGAGGAGTTTTACAATTATTAATTCTGGATATGACGCTTACTTTGGACTTTCTGCTTCCACACTTTCTCAGGACTCTGAATTTGATGTCGCTGAAGACGCATCTAAAGCTCAAATTAAATCTGCTTTTGTGAAGTCTCTAAAAACCAAAAAACTCAACAAAAAAGTTCTTGGTGAGTTTATTTCTCTCGTCGCATAAATACCTAAAAAGTATCTGCTAATATGAAAACTTACAGAGAGTTTGTTGCTGAAGCTGGTGATTGGTGGCATCCAGATCCAGAACAAGACAAACTTATGCCAGGGAGAGGCCCGAAACTTCGTTCAAAAGAAGATCGTGGTCAATCAATTTCGACTCAAACACAACCTGATTATAGTAAAAAACTAAAACCAGGTGAGTCTTATATGGATTTTGCAAAACGCAAAGCAAGAGGTGAATCTGTTGAATATGATTTGAGTGAAACTTCTCTCACTCGTGTAATGAGTAAGTCCAAAAAAGGTGGAATGGCAATTATGTCTGCTCAAAGGGGAGACAAATCTAAAGCAGAAAATAAAGCACGTTCAAAACAACTTGAAAGAGATGTAAGAGGTGCTGGTCTTCCTGGACCTACTAAGGTTGCTGGCAGATACACTGAAAATCCAGGAACTCCACAGGAGAAAAAAGTGGGCGAAAAATCTCACATTATCACTCCTGGCAAAAAAGGTAAGAGAAAGTTTAAAAAGGCAATTGAAAAACTTGGTAAAAAGTATGACCAAGATTCTGTGCTTCTTCAACGCAAAAAAGGTGGGGAAGCAACTCTTAAAGGTACTTCGAAGACATCTTGGCCTGGTAAAGGAAAGAATGTTAAAATTGGTAGTATGAAACCAGGTAGAACTGGTGAGTTTGATACTAAAGTTAAAAACAAAACATTTACAGTTGAAAAATGAAATCTAAATTCCCACTTGAACACGTTATTAAGTATGATACCAAAGAAGTTTGGGTAAAATGTGATAGTGCTATCACTGCTATGGGTATTGGTGCTATGGTGGAAAAGTATTATCCTGGATATAAAGGTCATATTGGTAGCAAAGAATATATTGAAAAACTCAAGAACCAGTTGACCAACTGACCACTAGGGGTCCTAGTGACCCTTTTTTTGTTCTATAATGACTTCAGTTGAAACAAACGACCTGATTATGCCTCGCACTCAAATGACCGACGATCAAATCCTTAATGATCTCAAGAGCACGTTTGGTACAGAA